GATAAAGCTGAAGAAGAAATTGTCGGTTTTATTATAGATGAAAGCGTTAAGCATTCGGGTTTCATTCTCAACACCACTCGTGACGAACTACAATCTGTCACAGCCAGAGTTGTCGCCAATGCCGTTGCACAAGGTGAAGATTTAACTTTGGCTGAGATATCGGCTAGGGTGGAGAGAGAATTTGCCGCCAACTCTAGGAATCGCATCGACACTATTGCCGTGACAGAAACTCAAGGGCCGTCCGAAACAACTAAGCTGATAATGGCTTTAGCCTTAGCCTCAACGGCTCTCACAGTACCTGGAGTCGACGGGGAGCTTCTTCCGGGGACAGTTATAAAAACGTGGAATTCTGTCATCGACTCAGTCACACGCCCTGCACATATATCCGCTAATGGTCAAGTCGTATTGAACAATACCTCCTTCGTTGTAGGCGGTGAGAGACTGCCTGCGCCCGGGAATTCATCATTAGGCGCATCGCTTAAGAATATTATTAATTGCCGTTGTATCGCCACATATGATGTGGTCGGCGGCGAGGCCCTACCCATGAACATAACCCTACAATAATAGTTTTAGAAGACTAGAATATTAGGGTTATAAAAATAAACATTTATTTTAGTTACGAAATAAGTTATCATTAAACAATCACTATGAGGAAGATATGAAAAAAAACCTACTTTTTAAAGATGCAGTTTGTAATATTGACATAAAGCAATTCGTGGAAGAAGACGACTTCGTCCACATTGAAGGCCTTGCGTCAACATTCGGGAATATTGACAGAGATGGTGATATTATAGCAAAAGGCGCTTTCACAAACACGCTTACAAAACGTATGCCAAAACTGCTTAACCAACATCGTATGGACCAACCGGTCGGTGTTATTGATTCGGCGTTTGAGGTTGAAGAGGGTCTACGTATTAAAGCACGTATGCCAAAAGGTAACTCCATGGTGATGGATATGCTCCCGTTATTGAAGATGGGCGCATTAGGTGATTTCTCCATAGGTTTTAACGTCGTAGAGGCTGACACAACGCCTGATGGTGTTAGAACAATAAAAGAGATTGATTTGTGGGAGGTGTCGATTGTGACCATTCCTGCAAACCCTGAAGCACGTATTACCGGAGTTAAAAAGCTCGAAGAAAGTGTTGAAGAGAAAAAGGATATGGATGACAAAACAGTTGATGCAACCAAAGCTGAGTCCATATCTACAAAACGTGAATTCGAACAGATGTTGAAAGATACAGGTCTGTTTACGAAAAAAGCAGTGATAACACTCGCTTCACGTTTCAAAGAATTTGATGCTCAAGGGGATCTTGAAGCATCTGAGAAGGCACAGAGGGATTCTGTTGATGAAAAGAAGTTGCTTATTGAAGCAATGGATAAACTTAAAAAATCATTAACGTAAAGGAATACAAAATGGCTAAAGAAAAAGATGCTATGCTGGACGTGATAAAAAGTATCGAAGAAATTCGTACTCTTTCTGAAGGCAAAAACGGTGAGACTGCTGAAGTAAAGTCACAGTTAGACGCTCTACAAAAACTTGTAGGTGATAAATTCGCTGAAGCTGAAGGTGCTAAAACTGCGCGTGAAGCCGAAGATAAAAAACAGGCTTCTGTTATTGATGCAGTTAAAACTGACGTTGAGGAGCTTTACAAAAAAGCTAATCGTTTGGGTACAGACTCAGGTGACGCTTTTTCTAACAGTGCCTATCATAAAGAGCTTTCCCAATATTTCCGCAAAGGAACACTACCTTCTGCCGACTCATTAAACGAAATTGCACAGCTTTATGTTGAAAAAGCAATGGACACTAGTGACACTCGTGCATTTGACAACGCTAAGTTCAATATGATTAACGAACAAGGTGCTGAAGATGGTAAAGGTTTCTACTTGATGAACGAACTTAAAACAATGCGTGTTGGGAATAACCCAGACGGCGGTTACGCGACTACTACTGACCGTAGATCTGACATTGTTGTTGACCGTGTATTTGAGACTTCTGCGATTCGTGCAATTGCTAACGTGATTACTACTGGTAATAGCGATGTAGAGATCCCTATAGACGATAACGAGTCCACTTCAGGTGGCTGGGTTGGTGAAGAGACTGCAATAACTAACACTGCACAAGCTCAAATAGGTCTATTGAAAATCGCTGTGCATGAGCAATTCGCTCAACCTCTAGCTACTCAAAAGATGCTTGATGACTCGTTCTTGGATATCGAAGCTTGGTTGTCAAACAAAACTAACGATATCTTAACTCGTACTGAGAATACGGCTTTCGTAACAGGTTCTGGCGCACAAAAACCAAAAGGTTTCATGGCTTACAGTGCTTGGGTTACTGCCGGAACTTATGAGCGTAACAAGATTGAACAAGTTAACTCTGGTGCTGCAGGTGTCGTTAAAGCTGATGGTCTTATTTCTTTGCAAAATGCACTTATCGAAACTTATCAACCAAACGCACGTTTCTTAATGAAACGCTCTACATTTGGTGAAGTAGCTAAGTTGAAAAACGGTAATGGTGACTACTTGCTAAACAGTATGATGCTTCCACAAGGTGCTTCATTGACATTGCTTGGTAAACCAGTAATGTTCGCTGATGATATTGCTGCAATAGCTTCAAACTCTCTATCAATCGCTTATGGTGACTTTGCTAGAGCATATACTATTGTAGACAGAATGGGTATACGTGTTCTTCGTGATCCGTACACTACCAAACCTTACATCAAATTCTACACGACTAAACGTGTAGGTGGTGCTGTATCGAACTATGAAGCCATCAAGATTCAAAAACTTGCTGTCTAATTAATACTGGAGGAGAGATTTAGGTCTCTCCTCTTCCCAACTAACGCATAAAATAAGGAAAATTATTATGCCTGTAAGAGATATAAGAAGTAACTTTAAGCCTATTTTGGCTCAAACTAACGTCATTTCAACTGACACCACTACTGACGGTGTTAGCATTGACACTGCTGATTTCGACGGTGGTATCATGTTTTTGTTCGACTGTACTGCCTATACTGATGGTACTTACACTCCTGTTCTGGAACAAAGTACCACAGGTGCTTTCGCTGGCGAGGAGACTGTAATTGCTGATGCAAACCTACAGGGAACTGAAGCTGGTGCGGCTATTTCTGCTGCTACAGTTGAAGCTGCTGTGCTACCATCAATAGGTATCGTAGGCACTGACCGCTATGTACGTTGCACGATAACTTCGGCATCCACTTCTACTGGTGCTACGATTTCAGTTATCGCTGTTATGGCTCCTGAGCTTACTCCGGACGCTAACTTGTCTGCGTAATATACTAGGGAGGGGATAACTCTCCTCCCTGCTTTTAAGAAAGGATTATGTTATGAAGGTAATAGCCAAAGTAACGAGTGGTTTAGCTATCGACTGTAGGACAAATGTCCACTTTAAAAAAGACGATGTTCTTGAAGTCGGTTCGGGTTCCACTAGATTTTCCACAGGTTTGTCCGAGGAAGATTTGGTTGAGCTTGTGACGCTAGATCTTGCTGATGAAGTTAAAGAAACAGGTACCGAAGAAGTTGATGCTGTTGAGGCTGAAGTTGAAGAGGATTCCGAGGTTGAAGAACCTGAATATATGTCATTCACTAAAAAAGCTGACCTTGAAACATACGCCCAAAATACGTATGATATCAACCTTGATAGAAGGTTGACTCTAAAGGGGATGATCGAACAATTAGAAAGTGAACTTGGAGGTGAACTATAATGACTAATAATAATACGGATAACTACTTCTCACAACCAGACGGCGATGCTGACAACACTCTTGTTATCGGCGGGACTATGACTGTGAGCGGCACTGTGACAACCACAGGTTCTCAAGTTAGAACAGGTAGACAAATAATTACACCTATTTGCGGCAACGCTAAAGTTGGTGCCACGGCAGGTTGGGTAATAACTGCGGCTGATGATATTAGCCAAGGTACGCTACCTCAATCGCAAACATCATCAACTCTCGTTATTCCGGTAACAGGTCTTGAGATCGGCGACACTATAACAGGTGTTTCGGCGTCAGGTCAGGTTGAGTCTGCCGGAGGTGCCGTAACTTTGGTTATG